TGGATTTGATTTCTTCATCTTGACAAGAGTATCCACAATAAGATAAGTTGGTTGAACAATTTTAGCCAAAAGCATCATAATGATATTCAAATGAAATTGGGGAACACCATCATTTCTTGCATAGAACATATAAATAAGTTGTGAGACTCTACTTAATACAGCAGAAATAAGGCTTCCATCATAATTAGAATAGTCACCAAAAACAGCAGCAGGATCTTCTCCAAAAGCAGCAAGAAAATCATAGATTTCTTTCCAATCATTAGAATGAGGATTGACTCCAATCTTAGCAGCATGTTTTGACAAATCAATAGTGAATTGATTCATAAAAGCACCAAGATACATTCTACACAATATGGTAAAATCCAAAGGACTTCCAGCAAAAATTCTGACTTTTCCAGCTTCCACCTTCTCAATGGGCAGGCATTCGTCTTTGAGATTCATAACAAATACCACTCGATGATCTTTTCCATCGCCAAATTTATTTTCCATAATTCGCACATCTTCCATGACTCGATCGTCAATTTTACACTTAAGGATTTGATCTCCTCTTTCATTTGTTTCGGTCCACATCTCAATAAACGCAGTTTTACCTGGCTTATCTTTGATATCTTCTCGATACTCATTAGTATAGGGCCATCCATTAGATGTTTGCAAATTTAGAGATTCTAAATGAGGTAATTCAGGAGTTCCAGTAACAGCTTCTTCAGGCGTTAGAACAATAGGGGCAGTTTCCCAACCCATTTCTCCTAGCATTTCAATCATAGCTTCATCAAGAGCTTCTTCTGTCCATTTCGTAACAGCAAAATCAGGTTTAGATAATTTTGCAAGAGCTTTACGCAATGGCGAAATCGTCTGATCAACAATTCGAGGATCCTTTTGATGCAAAGGAGCAGGTTCAGTAGTATGTGTATACAATTTGTCATGCAACATACTCGGAATCCTCTTTGTCTTCTTGGGCAATCGATGTCGATAATTTGGTTTTACAGTACCATAAACCTCATGTTCTTTAATCTCTTCGAATTGAGTAACACCAGGTTTATCGATATATTCTTCCAAATATTCGGGTACTTCTTCCATTAGTCCTTGACCAGTAGCAATCTTTTCATCCATTTCATCAATCATCTCTTTTGTGAGAAAAGAGGCATAAGCAACACGTTTAGCAACATAACCAGCAGTATGCATAGCACATATCTTTCTCTTCGCACGAGTATTGAATTGAACGTACACAGCACCACAATCACCATTTTTATTATCAACAGTGACTCTAAGTCCAGATGTAAACATCTTCGCAGTGGGTCCTACAGTATATTCGGGTCGTTCAATAATTTCTCCATTCACAGCAGCTCTAGTCTCAATTTGTTTGACATAGCCAGGTTTGTAAGGTTCTCGGGTCACCATACTTAAATTATTGGTATACCAGGCACTAATTTCATCATCATGAATAAAGTGTCCTGAAATATCTTTATATTCAGGTAATCTAAGATCAGTTATTTGAATAGCAACAATATCAGCATTTGCCCATTCCCAAATTTTGAAATCTGAGTAAGTAACAGTTATGCCTTTATCAACAAAACGTATCACTCCTCTTTCAGCATTGATCATAGGAGTGAAAGTATGACGCACTCCAAAAGCTAATCTTCCCTTATAAAAGAAAATTTTAGTTTTTGAGGCCATACCATCAACAATAGCTTCAACACATTCCAAATTTGGAGCAACACAATCAGTAATAATAGTAGATGCTTGAGGATCAAGACCTTGGGCAACAGGCTTAGCAGCACTTATTTTCCCAGGTCTGGCCAACTTTTGTCGTTGGTAAGTTCCTTTTTGAGTTCGATATTGACCACTTTGTGCATCAACAACGACTTCTTCATCTTCCATTTCAGGCATCTTTTCAATAGGAGCAGCTTGACTCTTGATTTCTTGGTCAACCTTCTTAAATGGTAAAAATTCCAACAATTTATCCTTGTTGGTATAAATCATGTAAGCGGGTATAGCAGCAGCAGCAACAGCACCAGCAATAGCAACATATTTTTCCTTTTTGTTGATATTCTTGTTCCAAACCATTAATTCGTGGATCTCTTTCCACTTATGTTCAGGAATGAACTCAAGTTGTTTCTTAGAAAATTTCTTCAATTTTTCCCTCCATCCAAGCTTTTGCTTCAAAACATGAGCTTCATAAATTTCATATAGATATTCAGAGGGATTCTCATCTTGTTCAGCTAATTTCAGATAGACAAGTAATAGCTTTTCTTGTTTTAAGAATTTTAAAAGGTCTTCCATATCACATTGAATAGCGTGATTAATCATATATGCTTCAATCTTCTTGAAAGCAACAACAACATCATCAGTAGTCGCAGTCATATTTTCATTGGGCTTAAATAAGTTTCTGATCACATCAGTAAAACCTTGAGCAACGGGTTGTTTATCAATTAGGGATAAACGAAATTTAAGAGCTTCAGTTTCATCAGTTTCAGACGCAAGATAATCCATAATTGAGGATTTCTTTCCATGTTCTTTCTCTAAGAGTTTATCATGTAAAATTCGTAAGAGCACAGGATAGTCAAATTCTTCGACTAGTTCCCCAGTAACAGGATGTTTGATCTTTACAATTTCTTCTTCTCTTTCGTTATGATAGAGAGAATACTTCCAAATTCGTGGATTGTAATCTTTTTCCTTCAATTTCCATTGACCATTCTCATTTTGAACACGATATTCTTCAGGCACAGTCACTCTGACAATGGCGTCTTGACGACGCTGCACGGCTCCAATATCTTGGATGCCTTTGTAGCCAGAAATTCTGTGGTTGTTTGAAGTTGCACCAATGACGCGAGAATCAAAGAAATATTTTCCTTTCTTTTCAACTGCAGCCATATTAAGGGGCATGACAGCTTGGTTGCAAGCAGTAATGACTTCCATAAGAATCGTGGCGATAATTTCCATGTCGTCACGCTGAAAAATGTCATCATACATTACAGCAAATTGTCCGTGGTAACCTTCCCAGTATTCACTAGAAACCATTCTAGTATACTTTTCAGAAAGTGTATATTTCATACCACGCAACCTCATGAGATCATTAAACAACATATCTAGACAGACAGTTTTTCCAGCACAAGGATCTCCGGTTAAATGAACAAAGAGCGGTTCTCTTCTATTTTTGTTAATAGCAAGAGTAGCAGTAGCAAGTTCACCTAAAGCACTAATTGTTTTCCAACATTCAAAGAAAATAGTAAAATTAGTTCGAGTGTAAGAACATTGTAATAGTTTTCGATGTATCAGAAAACCATCAGCACGTAATTGCAAGGTCGCATGAGCATAATTAGGATAAGTTTCCACTCGCTGAGTAGGATTATCTCCTTTGATATGGTCTTCAACCTTATCAACCCAAGCAAGGGCTTCAGCAATAAGAATCTTATTCTCATCAGTAGCATAGGGACGTCCAGTGACTTTATAGTATAGGGCACAATAACTTAACCAAGTTATGTGTACTAACCAATTCAAAGCAGAGCTTGTATCTTTAACAAGTCCAAAACCATGTCTCATTGCAGACATAGCATGAACATCATTTTTAGATACGACAGATCCTTTCAAACCAAATACGGAGCCAAATAATTTTCCAATGGCACCATAGGCTAGTTTAATTGTACTATCATCTTCATCATCTCCTTGTCCTGTCATGATTCCAAGCAGGCGCATGGTAACTAATTCGCGCAATCTAACAATTACGGGTAAAATCCCGGTAGTAAATAACTTTCCTACGAGACCATTAATATTGGGGAGTTGAAGTGAGGATGCATACAATTGAACCACAGCCATTCTGGCATAGGTATCATTAGCACGGTAAAGAGCAATAATTGCACTGACAGAGTTGACAACAAAATCTATAAGTTTTCCTCCTGAACCAAAAGATTCAGAGTTAAGAAGATATTGTTTCAATTGGGCATAATCGTCAAAAACAGTGTCGGTTTTAAATGCAAGTGAATGAAATTTTTCTACGGCAAGTGGCATTGAAGCCACAGCGGCAGAAATTTCCTGAAGTTTTCTTTTTCGGGATTTGTACCAATAATAAAATTCGGTACCACCTAAAATCAAAAGAACAAGCACAGTAAAAGTTACTACGGCAAGTCCTAAGATAAGGAAAACTGCATGGACAGGGTCTAGGGTGGTCCTGATTTGCTCAAAAGAGTGGGATAGTTCTTCTGAGGAGCCAAAACGGATATCAGGCAGGCTACGTGTTTCGTTGGTTGACTTCATAAAACATAGGCGGTGAAGATCGGGTTTATGTAACTCAACAAATCTACAAAGAATTTCAGAATAACTAAGCAGGTTTGTGAACCACCTCCCATCAGGAGGCAGATTATTGTCATGATACTAGGCGCACACACCGGTACGGGTAGCATTCATATTTCAAGGTAATTTACACCTTCTAAATCATTCACATTTAGATGCACTTTCTATAACCTAAGAAAGAAGGGGGTTGTTTGTGATAGATCTCTAAAACAAAATTAATTAAAAGTAGAACAATTTCTAAGTCTATGTGGGTTCCCATAGCGGACGGTATAATAAAAATATATTCCGGTATAATTAAAATTATAACAAACAGAGTTTGATAGATATTAATTTAAAATAGATGGGATGGATCTAAAATAAATTCGAATCGGGGTATGCCCGTCTGTATTCGGATAATTTAAAATAGTTTCTAAATCAGATAAAAAGTAATAGGGGATTAGCCTAAATATACTAGTATTCATAAGGGATAAAATATAAAGTAATTGAACAGATACTAAATAAGTCTTAAGATAAATGAG